CTTTTCAGTCTGAACGCCCATCAACGTGAGAGCAGCAATTGCTTGCTTCTGGAAGATGATTCCACCAGTCTTAGTGAAATTGCCTTGGTACTTGGTAGGACCTGTGGTAATGTCGCTGTTAGGGATGTGGTTCGACATGTACACAGGGATTCCCATGACATCAATTGCCGTACCATAGCCCACACTGTCCTGAAGCTTAGGACCAGACGTTCCAGTGTCAGAGCGACCCCAAAGTTGAGCGGCTCCGGTTGTATTAGTATGGGCAGTGGGACCGGTGCCGGTTGCGTAAGGAAGACCCAACTTACGAAGCGCGTAGAACAACGCAACGTTGACCACGCAGGCGCGGTCGTTAGCTGGGATATCTTTCTCATCCATTGCTTGAGCGACAAGACCAATCTGCTCAACAAGGGCAGCAGCATTGGTTTCCGAACCCCAAGTAGTGTACGTAAAGTCGGCGTTACTACCCGCATAGGTGTTACCACCAATAGGGAATGAGTTCGTGCCAGTATCAGCGGTTACACGCGCTGCGTTGATCAAAAGAGCCGCAATCTTGCGATCCATCTGACGAGCGAGTTCGCGACCGCACTCTGAAGCAAGTTCATTGCGGGTGTCGAAGTGGCTCAGTGCAACGTCGATGTCATCCACTTCAAAGTGGCTGACCAAAGGACGGTCATCGAGCGAGATGCTGTATTCCTTGGTTTCGACATCGAGACCGAGGAGTTCAGTACCAGCTTCGTGGTACTCGGAACCGATCTTCCAAGTCGCTGGGAACTTCATCGTAGTTCCGCTGGTAAGCGTCTTGTGGTTGACCATACCAAGGAATTGGTTGTACTCCTGGAAGGCGGTGAGAACTTCACCACCGTAGACTGGGAGCCACATGTCGGACGGGGTTTGGGAGGCTGAGGCGAGTGCTTGGTTAGTACCAAAGCGAATAAGATTCGTAGTTGCCATTGTCTGTGTTTTTCCTATACATGATTGCGATTATTCCTCTAGATGGATTGTCGTCTAACAGGTGTCCTACAACGTGTAGGGTGGAGACGGTCACAGCATTGGAAAGTCCTGGCAGGAATCGATACCTGCGTTCCGAGGAGACTCGGGTAATGGGCCTATACGACAGGACAATACCCCGAAGGGTATTAGGAGGTTTTGGTATCAGGGGCTTTCGCACCCAACGCGATACCAGCGTTATAAGAGTCTTGCTTTTCCTTAGCGACACGGGCATCTTCGCCAGGACGCTTCAGGAAGAGACCAGTCAAAGCACCGAGGCCACTCAGGAGGATTGCTCCGCCTGGAAGACCACCAAGGCCCTGCTGGGCTGCACCGAGACCGAGATCCGTCATCTGGCGCAACACCATATAGCGGCTATTAGCATCCTCGATGGATGCCTCAAAGCGCGCTGTATTGGACGACACGAAGATGTTCCAGTCAGCCCAGACGAGGTCGACCTCTGCCAGAGTGATTGGTTTCTTCAGATCGTCGATGTCCACAGCCATCTTAACGGCGGTTGGGACATCCACTTGGACGAAGGATGCAAGGTTACACCCCTGAGCCGCCATCAACGCTCCTGCACAAAGCAGAAAGATAACGAAGGTGGTAATAGCGGCTGGATTAGATGTAAGGAATGATTTGATCTTGTCAAACATCGCGGACGTTTCCTGAGAGTCGAACACGTTGTTGAACCATGTTCTGATAGTCTGAATCGTACTTATAGCGGGGATCACGCATCGCCATCGTCATCTCGTTAGAGGTGGCGAATGGCTTCAACTGTGGTGCGTGTCCTGCAACGGTATTAACCTTGGTCTTTGGCTCTTCAGCCATAACGGCTGAACGATGCTTAAGACCAATGAGAACATTCTGCCACCCTGGAGAGCGCAAGCCTTGATTAACGGCTTCACGTTCGTCGTCTGGCAGATTCTCTTGTGCCCACTTGATCACCCCAGTCAGCGCAGCAGCCCCACCAACCACCTCTGCGGCGGCGTGGGCATGCTGTTGCTGACGGGCTCGGATACCGCCGACATAGTCGGAGATCATAGAGTCGGGGATGTTCAAGCGTTTCTGAATCTCTTGACGTGTCTGTGGTGAAAGGTCACCTGTGTTGAGAAGTTCAGTATTCACAGCGTCCCAGTTGTGTGGCTCCTGTGTAGGAGTCACAGGCTTGTCGGGGATAACAAGGCTGGCTGGGGCTGTAGCAGGAGGCTCTGATGTCACCGAAGTTTCGGTAGGAGCCTTCTTTAGGTTTGCATTCTCTTGCTGAGTACGGGTAAGGGTCGCTCTCATTTCCTTGAAGGATGCCAAGAACTTCTCTGGATCCCCATTGTATTGGGGAGGAAGATTGGCTGGATTAGACCGTGCCCATTTCTCTGCTGAGACCAACTCTGGATCGATGATGTCGTTTGTCGTGTCTGATTCGCTCATAATTAACCTGGTGCTTGTTGTTGCTGTGCGGCCTGTGCGCCAGTCTCAGCCATAGCTCCCATTGAGGAGACCATTTGTTCTTGTGTCAACTGTTGTAGTGACTGTTGCGCGGCTGCTTGTTGTTCTTCTTGCATTTGCTGTGGTGTCTTGACAAGACCTACAGGCTCTAGCCCGAAGGAAGATGTCCACTTGATTGCCCAGCCATACCAATCGATATACTGCTGGACTGGTTCCATTTGACCGATGACTTGAGCCCACTGTGCCAACTGTGAGTTGGTAACTTCGCGATTCAACGCCTCAAGACCGGTACGAACCTTCAGATTTAATGGACCACCCCCTTGAACAAGTTTCATCAACTCTTTGGGAATGAGTTGATCTCGAGCCATAAGAACCATAGCACGCTTAACAATTGGGATTTGAATATCCCGAGCAAGACCTGAGAAGATACCACCCAACGCCTGATCCAATTCCTGTGCGACCTCACGGATTTCCGTAGCGGTCACGCGGTCACCTGTGCGTTGCACGGACGACTGTAGAAGGAAGGTACGACCAAGTTGTTGGGAGATGTCTTGTCGAACCGTAGCCATAGGGCCAAGGTCGATCTGTTTCAATAGTTGGATTGGGAAGACGTCGACTGCACGGGCAGGGACGAAGTCTCCGTTGGCGGTGTCTTGGAGATCGGCAACCTCGGTGAAACCAGACGGGTCAACACCGATTCGGAACTCAGAGTTAGCGACCGCTGCCTCGACCAAGGCCTTCGTGATCGTTTCCAGGGTGCGGATGTCACCGATATGTTCTTCGACGAGCGAACGGCCATAGTCTTCTCCAGCCACACGCGACCACGCCTGTGGGATGTAAGGGTTGACGTCATACTTGCCTTCATCGACAATCACTCCACAGTACTCTTTGCGGACATCCCACTTCTTAGTGTCGGGATTCCACAGGATGTCTGTGAAGTAAGGTTCATGGTCCGTTGTAGGGCCTGAAGCATAGTTGTTGTCACGGTTCTTGTTGGTGTCAACCTCTGGCCATTCCTCTGGAACAGCTTCGGGATCGACCCATTCGCGAACGATGATCCGCTTTACTCGTCCATCTGGGTATCGACACACAACATATTGGTCGAGTCGATGGATGCGAAAGTTGTAATCGTCCATGCATTCCAACAACGCATCACCAATGATGATAAGGTGTTGAAACAGTACAAACAGTTCTTGTCGAAGATTAGTCGACGACAGTTTGTCCATGATCTTGCGATCTAGACGACTGAGACTAGCCATCGTTTCCGTAGCATCAACGCCTTGAGGAACGAAAGCCTGATCAAGTTCAAAGTTAAAGAACGGAGCCTGATTAAGGGGATAGATGGCACTGACCATCCGTGAGGATAGAGCCATAACGCCACGGGCTGGGAGACTGCTGAAGACGTCTGGAAGTTCCATAGTCTCAGAGAAGCCTTCCTCTGGAAAGAGACCAGGGACTGTGAGACGGCTAGCGTCTTGAGCCCGTTGGATCTTTCCTGTTCGACGACTATCAAGCCGTTCGAACTCTGATGCGATTTCGCCTTCTGTGTACATGTGTTATTCCTGAGTTAACGGGAAGCCATCCAGTTGGAGGCTCCCCTAGCTTGATTTCGTGCGACTTTGTCAGCCTTATTCTTTTTGCGCCAATCAACAGCCTCTGGTGGGGTATATCCGAGGTTTGCTGCCGAAGCCCACGTCAAGTCAGGTCCGAACTTTGTGTTATAGTTCTCAAAGTTGAGAGAAGGATCAAACTTACCAGGAATGAATAGACCTGCAAGACCGAAGTCATTGGGGTTCAAGGCGGTAGGGTCTGTGTATTCGAAGGATTGTGATCGACCTGTCGCAGAACTTGCTAACTCGTAGGAGGCAGCGCGTTCAGTGAAGATACGACGTTCGTTTTCGAACTTGATTCGATCTTCTTCGATCTTGGCATCTTGTGCTGATTGGGCCCTAGATGGACCTTTGGGTACTGACATGCTTGGTCTGCCTTTCCTGGGTTAGACGGATGAATTCGACGACAGAGTGTTGCCCTGAGCGGAAGTCGATCTGTCTGATATCGACACCAGGCGTGTGGAGGACGGGAGTGAAAACCCGAGCCAGCCAGTTGACCTGTTCGATGGTGAAAGGTGGGGCGTTATTCGGTGTGAGGTCTTGGATCATGTGGAAGGATTCCTGATCCCATAGTCAGGGAAAGAAGGGTTAGTTCTTGCCATAAGAAGTATGGGGTTGATGTTGTGGTGGTAATCCCCATTGTAGACAACAGGGAGGTGATCACAAAGACACAGTTAGTTCGCTTGGGGCGATACATCCTGAATCCTGAATCGTAGAAATAGTGAGGCCACTCTGTCAAGAGTCGCCAAAGAAGGGAAGACATGACATGTCCCTCTCCCACCTTGATGGTGAGTTCAGGGTTGAAGTTGTCGGGATCGGGACAGATATCGAAACTGTGGACGATCTTACCCCTGAGGAATCTTTCCACTGTGGTGGCGGTCATCCATTGAGACTTACCCGTTGCTGTGGGAAGAAGGTAATGGTCACCGAACCGTAGACCGACATGGACTGCCCTGTAACGGGATAGAAATCCCGCTACTCTGCACGACATGTCATCTACATCTATGAAATCTACTCTAATGTTCATTACCTCTCCTATAGTCACCCCTCTAGTAGTGGGCTTTAATTCAATATGCCCTTTTTGGGCTAAAAACGCCACTGGTTAGGTAATTAGGGATCCTACCTTATTAGCACTTGGCGCGCCGACTGTCTACCGCCGCGTCGGAATGTCCTGCGCGATCTGCTCGGGCGTGCGGAGGATGGGCTGGGTTCTGTGTTGATCGTGCGTTTTATCATTCTTCAGAGAGTCCAACATAGGTTGTAATTCTGAAGGTGTCTAATACTGTGTTTGAATCACTTGTGTTCGTTATTGTCCAATCTGTATACATAGTTGGAACGTTTCCGGTCATACCTTGATTGCTAAAACCTAAATACTGATTATTAGAAACAGTAAATGTTCCATTATTTGCTATTGCAGTACCAGTTCCAAAACTAGCGGTAGATTGCACGCTAAATTTGTGATTAAAATTTTCGTACATTCCCCCAAAACTAGAAATAGCCAAATTTACTCGCAAGGTTATTGGTTCTGTTATTCCCGTGATTTGCAACATTGAAGTTTGTACAGGTCCTGGAGCCCAATTAGTTACATTCGCCCAATTCACGGCGTTTGGTGTGACATCACCACCACCACCACCGCCACCTGCAGCAGCCCTAGCAACTCGGCTTGCGTGTTGTGAAGGAATGATCATGCGCTTAGGCTCCCTGCGACATTGAACACATTCGAGACATACGAAATGATGCTCGCTGATCCATGCTGTGCGCTGATCTTCAAGAATGACGAAACAGAGTTAAGCGTTGTGCTTGATGCGGTAATGGTCGTTTGACCTGCACCTAATTGGATGACGGTGCAATTGAAGCCGACCGCCAACGATGCAGGAACTGTCAGCGTGTTTGCTGACGCTACATTCATCGTGATGACTTTGCCGTTGTCGCCTGCTACGAGTGTGTAACTCGCAGTCTTTGCGCTGATGCCGCTCGCGGACAGCGCGTATGCGTCAGCGGTCAACGCTGCTACCGATGTCAGGCTTGATGCAATGACATTGGATGCGAGCGTTGTTCCCGTCAGCCCTGAAGCAAGTGTTGTTCCTGCTGCGCCTGTCGCGCCTGTCGCGCCTGTCGCTCCTTGGATGCCTTGCGCGCCTGCCGCGCCTGCCGCGCCCGTAATACCAGTGGGTCCTGTAGGTCCTGTAGGTCCCGTTGGACCTGTAGGTCCTGCAACCGTAGAGGCTGCGCCAGTTGCTCCCGTTGCACCCGTTGAACCTTGAATCCCTTGAATACCCTGTGCACCCGTCAACCCTGTGGGTCCCGTTGCCCCTGCCGCGCCAGTAGCACCAGTTGCGCCAACATTACCAACATAGTAACTAAGAGATGTCCATGCCGTGCTTCCGTCGCCAGCCTTGATTAATTTGGTGTCGGTTTCAAATCCCAATTCACCAACAATTAGAATTGGATTTGCCGCAGTCCATTGTGCTGCGGTTCCGCGACGTACTTGAATTTTTTGTGCCATTAAGGTGTTCCTCCGTCAATTATTTCAATATTTGTGTATGTGTCGCTAGCAAAGCCTCCATCGACTATTGTCGTACCAACAGCACCAGCGGCTCCCGTTGCTCCCGTCGCACCAGTTGCACCTACGGCTCCCGTTGCACCAGTCGCGCCTTGGATGCCTTGGATTCCTTGCGCGCCAGCCGCGCCAGTCGCTCCTGCCGCACCATTAGTCCCATTGGTTCCCGCCGCGCCTGTTGCTCCTGCATCACCTGTTGGACCCGTTGGACCCGTTGGACCCGTTGGACCAGTTGGACCTGCTACGGTACTAGCAGCACCCGTCGCGCCCGTTAAACCAGTTAAACCTGTGGGACCCGCAGGGCCCGCAACAGTGCTATTAGCACCCGTTGCTCCTTGAATTCCTTGAATACCTTGAGGACCCGTAGCACCTGTTGCACCAGTCGAGCCTGCGGCACCTGCTGCACCAGTAGTTCCAGTTGCTCCTGTAAGACCTGTAGGACCTGTAGGACCTGCTGGACCTGCTACGGTACTAGCAGCACCTGTTAATCCTGTAGTACCTTGGATGCCTTGGATACCTTGCGCTCCCGCAGCACCCGTCGCGCCAGTAGCACCTGTTGCACCTACATCGCCCTGAATTCCCTGTGCGCCGTTGGTTCCGTTTGTACCATTAGTACCTGTCGCACCAGTTGCGCCAGTCGCGCCAGTCGCGCCAGTCGCGCCCGTTGCGTCTGTGTCGCCAGTATCGCCTTTGATACCTTGAATGCCTTGTGCGCCAGTCGCGCCAGTGTCGCCAGTGTCGCCCTTGATTCCTTGGATCCCCTGCGCTCCTGTCGCTCCTGCTGCGCCTGTTGCTCCCGCTGCGCCCGTCGCTCCTGCTGCGCCAGTTGCACCTACGGCTCCAGTTGCAGCTGGTAGGTTCTTTTTGACGAGGCGACGAATCTCGTCCTGTTCAATTCGATCAAATCTGCTCATGCTAAAATCCTCATATCCAACCAAAGCGGTGCCAGTGTTTCTACTAGTTTCTTTAGGTGGTCTTCTTTGTTGTGGTTTGTGATTAGAAAGTCGAACGTGTCATCTGACAGCAATTCGTAGGTGTAGGCAGTTGCCATATCTTCTGACTCATGCTTGCGCCACTTAGCGTCAAGATCCTTAATGCGTTCGTGCCCATCTACAAAGATGGTAGTCCCCTTAAACTCACCAATAAGTTTTACTTCATTCAGATAGCGCATGTCATCAAAGATGTACACAACCTGAGCGTAGTCGATCTCCTTACCAGTCTCACAGAGAGCGGCATAGGTATTAGCTTCATCTGCAAGACTCTTCGTCAGGCTGCGGCGTACACGCTTTACCCAATAGTCAGGGCCTGTACGGCCAGGACGATACAGGGGGTTCCTGCGGCTTTCCCCCCATCGCTGGAGGGTCTTACGGTACAGTTCAGGATTACGCTCCTTGTCGATACCTACACGGGCAGCCGCCTTTTTTAAGGCACTAGCAAAGGAGCACACCACAGGTGTAAGACCGTGTTCTAGGCACCACTGTGCAAGGAAGTTAGCAGCGGTCGTCTTACCCCCACGTGCCAAGCCAGCAAATGCGACAACAATCATGTAGACACCTCCGAACTGGCAATAAGAGCCGTCCAAGACAAAGGAAACAACTTAGAACACTCGACAGAAACCGCTTGTGCATATTCACGTACCTCCAGTTGGGCATGGGGATCGATTCGTTGTCGATACATGCGAGACCATGCGTATAGACTGCCCGTCCACATCCACTCGGTCATAGCCGCCTGTGGAAGGATTGCTCGGGCTTGTTCAGGACAGACACCACGATTGATCATATCTACATACAGACCACGACACACATCGGTGGCTACAATAAAGTTTCGCCGACAATGATCAGAGTCTTTGTTTTCTGTTAGTTTGGATCCTTGTTTGACAGACTCGGCTGCATCCCTGAAAGTAGAGGGGGTCCATATAGCAGGGGGCTCACTGACGTATCGTCGCGACACTTCGTTCCAAGCGAATCCGATTTGGTGTTTCTGAAGCTGGCGCGCAACAAAAATAGGTGCGCTAAATCGGAATTGTACCATGCAATGTGCGAAGGGACTCCAGTGGGCGTGTCTAGCAAGATAGGTGATGAGTTTAGCATTCTGTTCGTCCGTAAAGTTGTAAGAGGTTTTAGCCATCGAGACGCGCGCTGCGTCACAGACAGTCATGTCGGTTCCCATGAAGTTAACAAGATTGACGATCAATGTGTATCCCCCCAGTTGTTACCCACCTTAAAGTTACCACTCAACGGGCATTTCAACTCCAGAGCAAGACCCGCTTGGGTAATGGAATCTGTCATAATCTTACCGCAGTCTTGTGCGATTGTGGGGTCGCACTCAATCTGAACTTCGTCATGGACGTTAGCCATGAAGGCAAACTTACCCTGATACTTGTCGTTCATCTTCTTTGCCATAATGATCAATGCTTTCTTCATGACGACGGCTCCTGCAGACTGCAGAAGTAGGTTGAGGGCGGAGTACGCAGAGCGTACGGGAAGGGGACGACCGTCGAGACCTGTCAGGAGTTTAGACCGAGCAGTCTCATACTCTAGTTTATTCAATAACTTAACATACGCTGGTACTTGCTTCTTGAAGGCTTCCTTGAGGCGGTGGCCGTCGGCACGAGAGCCTTCGACAATCTTACCTACCTTCTCATCACCAGCCCCGTACAACAGACCATAGATGAAGGTCTTAGCCTGGTCTCGAGTCTTTAGACCAGCCATTGCCTGATTGTGGCTGTGGATGTCACCC